TTAAGTGACAACTCGGGTATGTGGTCTGCCTAAGTCCGTAAATTTATTTAATACTGCCATACGTGCATGAATCTCATTGACTTGGCTTTGAAAATTTCTCGCACTGAGTTTATCCCCTAATAATTTGATGCAATGCATCTTGGTTTCAACCAAACTTCGCCGATGATAGCCTGACCATTTCTTCCAAATAGTTCTTCCTAAACGTTTAACTGTTCGAAGCAACTCATTGCGTTCTAGCGAGCCCATCTTTTTATCTTTCCATGGCTTCGCATTTTTTCTTGGTGGAATCACTGCATGTGCTTGCCTATCCGCAATGACCTGTCGGCACTGTTTGGTATCATAAGCTCCATCGGTATAGACGGAGTCAACTCTCTCATCTTGTGGAATCTGATCGAGTAAATCACCAAGTACCTGTGAATCACTCACATTGTTGGTTGTGAGCTGAACAGCGCGTATTTGTAAGGTTTTAGCATCTATACCAATATGTAATTTACGCCATTGGCGACGATATTCAGGCTGATGTTTTTTACGCTTCCATTCACCCTCACCTAAGAATTTCAGACCTGTAGAGTCAACGATTAGATATAGTCCATCACAACTTTTTTGATAGCTAATCACAATATCAATATGCTGTTGTCGTCTACAAATTGTAGTGTAGTCTGGCGCTATCCAATTTAACCCACAAAGATGGATGAGACTTTGAACAAAGCCAGTGACCATGCGTAAAGATAATCGAAAGAGAGATTTAATCATTAGGCAGCATTGGATAGCTGCGTCGGAGTAAGTTTGATTTCGTCCTTGTTTGCCTTTTGATGGGGCATACCATTGCGTAGCAGGATCAAACCAAATGGCAATATTTCCACGATTAATGAGAGCTCGGTTATATGAAGACCAATTGGTTGTGCGATAAATTTTTGGTGTCGACTTATTCATTTGAAAATTATATTGTGGAATAAGCCTTTAGAGATAGGTTTGTGCAACAAAGCCCTTGTAGACTATTTGTAGACTGTTGAGAAACATGGTTAAATCAAAGTTCGCTAAAACAGGTTTAAGACATGAAACTCAACAAATCTACTGTTGATGCTATTCCATTAACTGAAAAAGGTCAAAAAATATATAGAGATGCAGAACTGATCGGTTTTGCTGTTCGGGTAACTAATAAAAGTAAAACTTATATTGTTGAAAGGAGGCATGAAGGTGAACTCTATCGAGTGACAATTGGTAAAACTACCGATATTCCTGCAACAAATGCTCGAGCAAAAGCTCAGATGATTTTGGCGAAAATTTCAAACAATGAATTTGAAAAGCCTATCAAATTAAAGAATGTTGCTAATCCTTTAGAGAGTCGTGATTGAATCTGTGGATCTCGTGCGGCCACATCTATTTCCAAAGCATCTAATGTTGTTAAGTCGGGCGCATTTTGGATCTGGACCATTAGTGAAGGTGGTTCATTTGCAGGTGCCTTAGATTTTTCGAGCTCTTCAAGTCGTTTGTGAGTGGCAAGGAGGAGTGGTTCCATTTGTTTGTCATTCCACGTACGGGTATATCGATAAACCGCATTTACCTCTTCAGGTGTTTTTGATTCTTTTACACGCTGAAGAAGAGCATCTAATGCCTTCTGTTATTCAGGATCTACTTTAGGCTCGTTAGTTTCTGGAACTAACAGATCCTCAGATGTGGTGACGTTAGTTTGTTCGGTAATAACAATTGTTGGTTGAATTTCTGCAGAAATAACTTCAATAGGCTTTTCTGCTTTTGATTTTTTGCCTCTCTGTTTTTTAGGTTCCTCACCAAGACGAATAACACTTAAATCATTGTTGATTTCAATACCGAGTGCTTTTGAAAAAGCTTTTAATTGAAGCTTGGCATTTTCAGCATCACGCTGAACAAAACCACTATTAATTGCTTCAATGAGTGCAGGAGTTTTAAATCCAACGTTATAAATGGAAGGTGAATATGTACTGATTACATAAACTTCCTGACCCTCTTCATACTCATCAATAGTTAATGGCTTTGTGAATGTAATGCCAGCCAGCTCAATAGTTTCGATTTTGATGCAGAATTCAAAACCCGGTTTACCAAAAACAGAAGCGGGGAATTGATCTAAGTCAGAAAAGTCCAACATGTCTCCAATAGGACGACAAAGAACAGTTTTACCTTTTTGAAGAGCTGCAAATGCTTCAGCTGCAGTGATTAGATTATTCATGCTGTCATCCCCGTTTTAGCTAATGTTTCAATGTCTTGTTTAACTGCTGGTAGTTTTGCTGCTTCAATTTGGATAAGGGCATCTATGCCGAAGTGTTCACAAACTGTTTTCACGTCTAGGCCGCGCTCAGCAATAAAGTTCTGTAGCTCATCGCGTTGTTCTGCGGAAATCTCAACAACATTATTTGCTGCCTGCATCTGGCTTTGGCTCAATTGATTTTCATGCTCACGAGCGGTTTGTTCGTTTTTACGAATTATGTTTAAGAGCTGATTTTTAGTTTCTTCAAACTTTTGTTGTTGAAGATCCATCAAACTATTTAACTTGCGCTTTAAGCAGTAATTCTCGATGTTGATCCCAGCGCGATGCATAAGATCTTCAATTTCTAGGAACTGGTTGCCATCGATAGTTGCATCGGCAGAACCAGAAAGAAGCCACTCGCGTAGACATACACCAGTACCTTCATTAATCATCATTGGTTCATTAAAAATATGAGTTCGATCTTTAGTTGCATTAGCAAAATGATCAGCATTTAAGTCAAGAACGGTAGTGAACTCATATTCAATACCATCACGTTGTTCTGACTTCATCCCAACCTTTTCGACTTTCTTTTTGCCATTAGTTTCGGTTTGGATCGTATCCATCTTGCTGCGAAGAGTTACGATGATATGAATACTAGAATGGAGAATCGCATCTATAAATTTACGATGACGTGGCGTCACTTCACTCCATGCAGCCCAGCTATTACCTTTAAATTTACCTTTGGTTAAGGTGTCTACAATTTCTAAACACCCACCAGTACCAGACCATTCATGAGTAATACTGTCCAAAATTAAAATATCAAAACCAGCTTGCTCAGCTGCTTTAATTGCAGCCGTAAATTTTTCTGGTGTATATGGCGGTGTTAGGTTTGCAGCGTAGAAGTCATAACGGTCTGCATATAGCGAAGCACTACTATCTTCTGTGTCAACGACTGCAATACGGCCACCAATCCCAGTAGCAAGTTTTAGGGCGCTTTCAGTTTTTCCTGAACCAGTAGGACCAGATAAAGCAAGTCTTAACTTAGCCTGCTTACGTTCAGCTTTTTGGAAAAATACATTCATTATTCTTATCCTTATCTTGAGCCAGTGAAGCCGCGCTTAGTTTTATAAGCTTTGCGGTCATAAGTAGGGATGTTTGTTTCACGCAGTTTTATAGCGAGCTGCTTTCTGCGTTGGAAATCGATTTCTTGGGTGAGTTCATTCCAAACTTTTGGATAAGAAGTTTGGAACCTGAACACATTTAAAGGCGTCTTAACTCCGTCTTTAACTTTGTAAAGAACTGAGCCATTAGCATTAGATGCGTACACTTGCCAGCCAATGCGAACAGAGTAGAGGCCCTTATCATCACGGCCTAAAAATGACTTGTAGCCGTCTGGGTGTTTTTTGAAATGAGTCATCTTTAAGCCTCCAACAACTTGTTACGTTCGATGAAGCCTTTTAGAAGGCCATTGATGTTTCGGATGTCTTCAAATTCGGTGAAATCGTTATATGACTTACCATTAACATCAGTAATTTCATTTACTGTGAGTTGAGTAATATCAACAGCAGTGAATTCAGAACCCGGAACGCCGTAACTGTCTGGATGAGCTTCAAAATCAAAGCTAACGTTTAAACGGAAGCTATCTAATTTGATGACAGCAACGCCAGAATGTTTACCTGTGATTTTCGCGGTTAACACACCGTAAGTACTTGGTTGAGTTTTAGGTGTAAAAAGAGTAGGTGCGTCTTTTGTTTGGAAAGCTGGTTGTAGCTGGCAAGCAACTAAAGAACCACCAGAGATTGCAAGAGCAGTCATGCTGACAAATGCAAATGAGTTGAATGAGTTAACTTTTACGTTCATAATTGATCTCGCATATAGCAAAGCACATCGGACCTGGGGAGGGGCGGTGTGCTTTTTTGTTGTTTACGAACATTATGTTCAACTAATTGAACGAAAATGTCAATAAGTAGTTCAGTTTTTGAGGGTGGTCTATTCAATAAATTGAACTATTTTTTGTGGAGGAAAAGAAAACCCACCATCATGGTGGGCTAAAATATATAGAAAAATGGATTTAATTGAACAATTCTAATATTTGTGAGTAAGGATAATGAATTAATTTTATAAGCTTTGTAGATTTATATTAAAAAAGAATTTTTTTGTAAAACTATAATTCTAACTCTGCTTGCTTAGCTGAAACATTTACAGGTTTAATTGAGTTGCAATAAATCATTACTTCTGTGCCTTTCATTTTAAAATAAGCACTATAATTTAAATCATATTCATCTTGTCTATAACCTTGATAAATATCTTTTATTTCTTGACAATTGTCATAAGAAACGATCCATTTCGTTTTAACCTGATCTAATGCATTGCGTATTAAAACATGATCATCATGTTTGTAAAAGTTTCGATATAATCCTTGCCCTTTAACGTAATAGGGAGGGTCAAGATAAATTAAAGAATCTTTTGCTAAAAGATTATCAACTTTGTGAAGTAACTCTAAAGCATTATAGTTATACACTTTGATTTGATGATTGTGTTTACCAATTCTTTCAATCCTTTTCGATAAACTTTCTTTATTAAAACGTACATCTAGTTTGTAATTGCCATCTTGATTTTTCCCACCAATAACACCACCTTTTAAAATACCAGAACGATTTGTTCTATTAAGAAAAAAAGCAGCAAAGCCATGTTCTAATTGACTGTGGTCTTCAGGATTAGCTAATATATCTTTTTGTTTATACCATTCTTCTATGGTAATGTTCGTATCGGTGATTAATTTCAAAAATTTTTCTGTATTTTCAGTTACAGATTTCCAGAAATTAAAAATAGCTGGGTCAAAGTCATTGATATGAATATTTTTGCAATAACCCGAAAATAACAAATCTAACGCCACACCCGCTCCACCCGCGTAAGGCTCTAGGTAGTCACCTGATAAATTATTCTCTTCCATCAGAACTTTAACGAAAGGTGCAAACTTCGCCTTTCCGCCAGGGTAACGAAGAGGTGTGTTATAAATACTCAAGAAGTTGACTCCGCTAAACTCTTTTTAAGTCTAAACGTTTTCATACCATGTTTCCACCAAGTGAGAAGATATGCCTTTACTTTTTGTAAGGACGTGTTTTGTAGCAAAAATAAGATCCTTAGTAAAGTTTTCTTTTAATGAAGGATTTTTTGAAACTAAATACCGATAAGGATTGAGAGAGTTTGCATTCTTAATAAGAGCTTGGATTTCAACGGATTTAAAGAAATTTTTAAATAATGCCCGAAGCCTTTCCATTTCATTTTCAGGATAACGGTAGTTATCAATAAATGCTTTAAGTGAAAAAGATTCACTTGGTTGATGAGGTAAAGATAAGGCATTATAAATACTAGTTACGCTTGACATAGTATTAAATACTAATTTTGTGAAACCAAGTTTATTATCCCAGTATAAATCGTCCTCGGGTAATTTATATAAGAACTCAAATAAAAGTTGATCTGGTGGTATATCGCCAGGAAGTTTAACAACATTTCTGTGTGCTTTGATTTTTGAATCAGGCACATCTCCATCCAATATTAATAAGCTTAGTTTATCGAATTCAGGTACTTTTTGGCGTATTAATTCCAAATAATTACCACAACCCATTGAAATATCTTTCATCAATTTCAAAGGTTTTTTTACTTTTCTTTGAGTAACAAGTGCATTAAAAAAAGCTCTTGCTTCATCATCTTCAAAATATACATTAGTTTCAGGAAATGATAACTCTGGACTTACTTCTTTCATTTTTACACTTATGTCAGCATAAATATCAGTCCAAGAATAGTTTTCAAAGATTTGGATTTTGCCTAATTTATTAGATAGATAAATAGTCTTGAAGTTCTTATGATCCCTTTGCGAAAGTTTATAATATTCTTCTATTAAAATAGGCGAGTGTGTTGTAAAAACTACTTGTATGTTTAATTCCTTAGCATAACGATTAAGTATTTCTTTTAATTGATACTGTGCCCCGGGAAACAAGCCAGCATCAGCCTCATCAATCAGAAGTAAACCGCCATGGTAATTACCATATTCTTCCTTTAATTTCTTAAAAGAAAATATAGCCTGTATTATCTGCCCGGCATTGTCTTCACCTGCAGAAACCGATTCATGGTCATAAGCTGTAGAGTGAACTGCGACTGATTCAATAGATCCTGTTGTCGGAGTAAATAAACTACCAGATGTTTTACATAATAGCTGATTATTTATACGAATAAACTCATCCTTATGATTATTTAAAAATTCTAAGTCCTTTGTTTCATATTTATGTCTGTTAACAATAGGTATAAGGCGATTCAAACTTAGATAAATAACAGGATGAGTAACATTTCTACTGTCATTAGTTACAGTACTATTTGTAATGTTATTACGTACAACAGCGCGAGGCAGCTTGCGATCCTTATAATTATACAGTTTGGCTTTGTTGCACAAACCTATCTCTAAAGGCTTATTCCACAATATAATTTTCAAATGAATAAGTCGACACCAAAAATTTATCGCACAACCAATTGGTCTTCATATAACCGAGCTCTCATTAATCGTGGAAATATTGCCATTTGGTTTGATCCTGCTACGCAATGGTATGCCCCATCAAAAGGCAAACAAGGACGAAATCAAACTTACTCCGACGCAGCTATCCAATGCTGCCTAATGATTAAATCTCTCTTTCGATTATCTTTACGCATGGTCACTGGCTTTGTTCAAAGTCTCATCCATCTTTGTGGGTTAAATTGGATAGCGCCAGACTACACTACAATTTGTAGACGACAACAGCATATTGATATTGTGATTAGCTATCAAAAAAGTTGTGATGGACTATATCTAATCGTTGACTCTACAGGTCTGAAATTCTTAGGTGAGGGTGAATGGAAGCGTAAAAAACATCAGCCTGAATATCGTCGCCAATGGCGTAAATTACATATTGGTATAGATGCTAAAACCTTACAAATACGCGCTGTTCAGCTCACAACCAACAATGTGAGTGATTCACAGGTACTTGGTGATTTACTCGATCAGATTCCACAAGATGAGAGAGTTGACTCCGTCTATACCGATGGAGCTTATGATACCAAACAGTGCCGACAGGTCATTGCGGATAGGCAAGCACATGCAGTGATTCCACCAAGAAAAAATGCGAAGCCATGGAAAGATAAAAAGATGGGCTCGCTAGAACGCAATGAGTTGCTTCGAACAGTTAAACGTTTAGGAAGAACTATTTGGAAGAAATGGTCAGGCTATCATCGGCGAAGTTTGGTTGAAACCAAGATGCATTGCATCAAATTATTAGGGGATAAACTCAGTGCGAGAAATTTTCAAAGCCAAGTCAATGAGATTCATGCACGTATGGCAGTATTAAATAAATTTACGGACTTAGGCAGACCACATACCCGAGTTGTCACTTAAATTTGAGTAGATATGAGAAGTCTTAACTTTTAAATCTTTGTGCAACAAAGCCATACAGTTTTAAAATAGGAGTAATATCACTTCGAAAATATGCATCATATAACTCATAAGAAGCCTCTAATCCCCCAGGTAAATCAAATTTTTCTGAAAGTCTAAAATGTTCACTAAATTTTGATTTAAATACTGGTGAGTGTAAGGGAGTGAATGGTAACTCAGTATCAGTAGTATAATCCTTCTCAAAACTAAAGATTTGTGCTAACAGACCAAGAATAGTTGATTTGGCGGTTCCATTCTTACCACAAATAACTGTAACTCGCTCTCCAAAGTTTATTTTAAGGTCGTTTAGCGCCCGAAATTTGATAACATTTAGGCTTTTAACAAGGGTTATATGTCTACTCATATCTATCTTATAAAGTTAATAAAATCATAGTCTTCATCAATTGAAAATTTAAGTAGCTAAAAATGATTTTCAATCATATTAGTTTAAAGCATCGTTTTTTAGATCACAATTTAATATTTAAATTCTCTATTATGTCTAACAACCACACCTATAATTGAAATTTCAATTTGAGTGGAATTATAGGTTGGAAAATCAGGATTCAACGGAACCAACTCAATAATGTCTACTCCGAATTCATTAACACCGATTACACGGTATTTTTTAAAAGTTGTTCTAGCTATACCATGCTGCACTTCTTGTGCAATAACAAAGGACCCTGGCTTGGCTTCTAAGCAAGCGTCTACCACAATTTCATCACCAGGCATGAAATCAGGGGCCATACTTAAACCTTCAACTTTTAAAGCAAATATACATTCTGGTTTATAATTTTCATAAGTAGTCCAAGTAGATCCAATAGGATTAATACCATCATAACCTACTTCATGAAATAAACCCGCTTGTACATAATCGAATACCGGAATACTTCTTAATTCCTTATCTATTTTTGTGACATTACTAGAATCATTTACGTTTTTATTAGAAGAATTAGAAGGTTCTTTACCGGTTAAAAGCCAAGAGCTACTAGTCTTTAAGCATTCTGCTAATGATTCAATGTGTTTTGCGCTTGGACTATTACTTCCATTTACCCAACCCGAAACAGTTCCTCGCGCTGCATTTGTTGCACGCATTATATCTGCTTGAGATAAACCCAAGTCTCGCATTCGTATTTGAATTCTGTCAGAAACAGACTGTGCCATGTACAAATCCTTAAATAATTATGTTCAAAATTATGAACAATAAGTTTGACAATTACTTGAACATAATGTTCAATTAATAGAATATATTTGTTCAGGATTTTGAATATGAATGTTCAACAACTAAGAGAGTATTACGGTGTGGAAAATAACTCTCAGTTAGCTAAGAAAATTAAAAAAGTGCGTTCTGTATTAACAAAGTGGGAAAGAGATGGAATTCCACCACGCACTCAAGCCACTTTCGAAGTAATAACTAAAGGTCAGCTAAAAGCAGATCTACAAGCATTAAACGCTTAGGTACCACCATGAACAAATTATCAGTTGATATATCTGCAAGCGCGAGAAATGGAGTATCCCGCATATTGCATGGTCTTGATATAAGCAATCAAAAAGAGATTGCTGAACAATTAAAAGTTGATCCAAGCACTATAACTCGACTTAAAACAGATAAGAAAAACAATGGCTTGAATGAAATTGAAATGTTTTGCGAGCTATTGAGTTTACTTGGGTTAAAAGTCGTTCCTAAAGATTATCAGAGTATTGATAAGGAACGTGTTGCTGCACTTTTAGTTATGTCTAAAAGCTGGATGAACCGTATAGAAACGGTGGATGACTTATTTCATGACGAAATCAGTGGTCAAAAAGAAAAGCTTGGATATTAAAAAACCACTACCTGCTGTAACAGGAGTGGTTAGGCATTCAATTGAGGTGGATCAAATGAACACAAACAATTTATCAGAACAACCAATCGAACTCAACTCACCAGATTTTTTAATAGGTGACGTTGTAGTGCTTACTAAAGAGTGCCGTACTTTCAAATCAAATGATTTGTTTGAAGTTAAAAACAAAACTTTGACTAGTTTATGGACCATCAAATCAGAGAAACATTTGATTCTAGTTTCTTCAAAAGAAATCCGCACAGCAACAGTTGCTGAACTTAATGCCAAACGCCGACTAACAAGCGCTGAGCAAGCATTAGCGGAGGTGTCATGAATAGTCAATTTAAGTATAAACCTGAGTACCAACAGACTCAGGAAATTCAGTCCTTCTTTGATCCAGCGTTAGTGATTCTCAATGAGCTACATGATCGTAACCGTAAAAATCTAAGAACCAAAGGTTATGACGAAAATAATGCTGCAATAACGCGTGAAGAATTTTCACAAACTATGGCACAGCGTTTTCGCATTAATCAGTGGTTAGCAGGGCAGATCGTTAATAGTTTGGCTAATGCTGACTTGGTTCAAAAATTTGGTGGGTATGTAAAGCCTAAGGTCGGTGTACATGAGTAATTTTGTGCCTAATTCCTTTCAAGTGCCTAATGCATTTGTTGACGAGGTTTTAAATAAAATCTCTGATGCTGCATGCAAAATTTACTTGGTTATTTGCCGTAAAACTCGTGGCTGGAATAAGGAGATGGATTCCATCTCTTTATCTCAATTTGAAGAGATTACAGGGAAGAGTAGACCGACAGTTGTTAAATGCCTTAATGAATTAATTAAAGTTGGTTTAGTCGTGGAACAACCAAGCACAATTCATGGAAATACATTCAAATTAGGTAACGATACTAGCGTTGGTTTAGTGCTTAAATTCCCTAGTAAAAATTTTTTACTACCTGAAATTTATGGCCAAACTAGTAAAAATTCTTTACCACTGCTAGTTAAAAATTTTAACTACACTAGTAAAAATTTTTTACCGCTACTAGTAAAAATTTTTAACACACAAAGTATCACTATCAAAAACAACTCTCAAAGTAATAAAAAAATAAATAAAAAAAGAGAGTCTGTTTCTGAAAAACCTAAAACAGAAAAACCAACTGAATTTAATCCACGTTTAGTTGAACTACCTGCATGTGTAGATCCAGAGCTGTGGAACAATTTTGTTGATATGCGTATCAGCATCAAAAAACCACTCTCTGAAAACGCAGTAAAGCTAATCCTTAAAAAACTTATCTCTTTTGGACCTATGGCTAACCAATCACTGGAAAACTCAATTATCGGAAATTATCAGGGTGTATTTGAACCTCGCCAAAATCAAATTCAGGAAAACTCACAATCTCATAACGTTCCTGAAGAACCGGGTTATTTCACTCAGATGTACGCTGAGAGCAACCGTTCAAACGTGATTGATGTTACCCCTGACCAGCAATATATCGGAGGCTATTAATCATGACTGAATTAGCGTCATTCGATAGTTATTTGAAAGAACTAATTGCTGCATACAGAACTAAGTACGCGGTTCAGTTCAATAAGAATTTCCCAGTTGAAGGGAAAAATGCAGTACCAATGCAAATCGTTGAACAACATCTTGCAAAGGCATTGGTTGGGGTTACACCTAATCAACTTCAAAGAGGCTTAGCGCTATTTTACGCTAGTACAAATACCTACATGCCTAACTTCGCTGAATTCCGTGCTATGTGCATGGGTGATGATTGGTGGAGTGCTGAAAAAGCATGGGTTAAGGCTTGTGAATACACACAAATCACTCAGCACAAGAAAGTGAGATTGCCTGATGGGCGTGAGCAAAACCAAGAAATTACTACATTAGCCAAATTTGTACTTGATCAAGTTTATTCGCTTATTCAAGACGGCGAAATGTACAAAGCCAAAATGGAATTTATCAAGGTGTATGACGAGTACAAAGCAGAAGCTCAGTTAAAAGGAAAAGTTCAAGCTTGGTACCAAGAACCAATTTTATTAGCTCAGAAAAATGAGCAAAAGGTGCATATACCAGTTTCCAATGACGAAGCCCAAAAGCATCTCCAATCATTGATGGAACGATTAAAAATCAATGGTCGTAAACCTGCACCAGTACAAAAGCTTAAGGCTAAGGAAAAAGAGCCTGAACTTGCAAAAGAATTAGGTCCAGATCCTTTCGATAATCCACATGAATATGCAGAGATGTGCCGCCGTGAAGGTATGCCGATTCCTAGAAATATTCTTCAGCTAATTGAAGGGGCGAATGTATGAGCCATTTCCAAGATAAGCATGTGATTCATGTTGATGAACAAAATCAAGTTATCAAGTTCACACGTAGAAATGAGATTGTGGAGTGTGATCACGGGCGTATTCAAATATCAAAGGAAGATAATGAGATCCTTTGTATGGACTGCAAAACAAAACTTAATCCAGTTTTATGGATTGCCAAATATTTAGACCAATTGAATCAAGTCACCCAACGTAATAACAGAATGCTGGCAGAGGTCCGTGAAATACAGGCAAAGCTTGAAAAGAAAAATAAGTTTATGTGCAAACACTGCCATGAAGTAAACACTATTGATTTTAAGAAGCTTCCTTCACAAGCAGCTGTAGTGCGCGGTATGGCCGTAATTGATCAAGAGTTTGACGGTATGAAAGTGGAGCATAGCCGATGAAGTTAACTAAACAGCAACGTGCTGAGCTAAAACAAAAGTTTGGTGGACATTGCGCTTACTGTGGTGAGTTGCTTGGCGATAAGTGGCATGCAGATCATATCGAAGCTGTTAAACGAGATTTAATTCATGTTGGCGGTGGAAAGTTAATTACGGGTGAAATGACTAGACCGCAAAACGACACTTTAGAAAACATGAACCCTGCATGTGTTCCTTGCAATACAAACAAGTCGTCTATGCCCTTGGAAGGGTGGCGGAGGATGCTCACACATTATCGTGATGTTCAGTTGTTACGAGATAGCACACATGCTCGTCATTTACTACGTTTTGGGCTGATTGAAATTAAATCTGAGCCTGTGAAGTTTTTCTTTGAGAGTTATAAAGAGGGCCAGTCATGAATAAACCATTAGAAACTTTTGATATAGACGCAGCAAAGGCTCGCTACGAAAAATTACGAGGCCGATATAACCGGAGTGGGCTATCTAATACTGATTACAACGAGCTACTTCAATTAGAGAAGGCACTTGACCAAGCGAAGAAGTTTAATGCGGAGGGCGCAAAAAATGGACAGTAGATGGATTGAAGCGCAACGCCGTGAAATGGAAAAGCTTATTTCACCAGAGCTAATCAAGTCGAGAGATTTAGCACGTCAAAGTTACTTCGATCAGATGGAAAAAGAAATGGCTGACCACGTATCACGCTCAATTGAACCACTCAGCGGTAAAAAGCAAAGCACTCTGGTTGAACTAAGTGAGTCAATTGAAAAACTGGCTCAGAAGTATAAACAAGATGCTCATTCATCCAGCCTTTTAGGTGATCAGGATAAAGCGCGAGTTTATAACTGCTTTGCTAATCAATTGGACCATTTGCTGAAAGGTGGTGCTTGATGTCATCAGTCAGCATTGCTGAATACCGTAAGTTATTTCCTATTAAGAAAAATAAAAAGCGGCGTTCAGCAAAGCAAGTTGCTAGACAACCAAGTGTGGGTGAAATGGTACTGGCAACGCATTTAAGAGCGTGCAAGATTGGTTTTGAACAGGAATATAAGTTCCATCCAAAACGCAAATGGAGAGCTGATTTTTTAATAACGGGTACAAAGATTTTGATTGAGGTGGAAGGTGGTATCTGGAGCGGAGGCCGTCATACAAGAGGCAAGGGCTATATAGGGGATATGGAGAAATACAACTCTGCAGCAATGATGGGTTTTACAGTTTTACGGTTCAGCACAGAGCAAGTTAAATCCGGTATGGCATTAAAGCAAATTGAATTATTAATTAAGGGTAAATAGGAAGGCGATTATGTTGGTTGAAAAGTTTGATTTTATTGAGTTACTTCGCCTTGCTATTGCTCAAGGCAAAGCTGAAGGAAAGAAAATTTCGAAAGATGTAGTTTTAGGTGAATTAGCGCTGTTATCGCCAGCTGCAAAGCTTTGGGCCACTGTCTTGATTGAAAAGGTTGATTTTGAGCGAATCGCAATAATTACCCCAGCACAAAAACAGACTGAAACTTTTTACAGTAAGTATGACTTTAATTTTCAAACCGAACGCCGTATTGAAGATATTCCGGGTAAGGTTGAGTTTGTTCGTGGTGAGATTAAATCAGGTAATTTTTTCCGAGCGCGAAATAAATTAGCGGTAGAGATTCATAAAGAAATGGTAAAGAAAAAATTTACCCCTACTAATGCCCAAGGTGATCTTACTAATCTGGCAAAAGGTATGGCTGAGATTATTTTGCGTGGCCATGTTTTTGTTAAAGCTATGTGTGGAGCATGCCAAGGAATAGGAAAACTTGAAACTTTTAATTCAAAGGGTTTTCCTGATGGGGCAAGGTTTTGTGAAAAATGTAATGGTACTGGTAAGCGACCATATACGTTAAATGAAAAAATGAAAATTGCAGGTATTGTTGCCACCAAGACTGCATATATAAAAAGCTATCAGAAGTTTGAGTTATTTGGAGAATCTATTGTTGCAGAATGGGAAAATGAAATTAGATCGCGTATTTCTCGTTCATTTCGTTTTGAACTTCCTGATACTCAAGAAACTTGTGCTTGACAGTTGGGTATACACTTGAGTATAAAGATTTCTAAAATGGGCGAAATGTAAAGTAATCGCCAAAATGAATTTAAGAGCTCGCCAAATGGTGAGCTTTTTTGTATTGAATGAATTATGAAATTTTATGCTTAGGCCTTATAATTTTCTAAATAAAATTAAACAGGAATAAGAAATGGGTAATCTGCCTAAATTCTATCAAGTTGGTACATGTCATTATAATCTTGATCAAATTGTCAAAATAGAATCAAGTATAGACCTTAGCTCCGTATTAGTTAATTTCTCGGATGGTTCTGAAGTAGAGTTTCCGTTCGATAGTGAAGATGAATACAATCAATTTATCCATTTAATAAGAAGTATAAATTTTTCTTCAGATTTAAATTTTTAATTTGCCGAGCGTATTACGGCGCATGAAGCCCTGCCAAATACTAGTTATTGGCGGGGCTTTTTCTTTTTGGAGTATGTATGACTGAATTTCAAAAAATTACGCATGAGATTAGACAGCTCCAAATAGAGCTAAATCACACAGGCAGTTGCACAACCAAAGGCCTAACAGAAGAAGAGATCGCTCACTTAGATGAGCGATTTTTTTGGCCATAGCAAAGCAAAATAAATTAATTGCACGACTCAACAATAAACCAGAAGGCTTCTTATAAGAGGCTATTGGTATGGACGATAAAGAGTATTTTTGGCTAACTCGGAAAAAAGAACCTAAAACCAAGCCTAAATCCAGACCACTGCCTAAGGCGAAGCAAAAATATCTCGAGGCTGAGGCAACACTTAAGGAAGAACTTGAGGATTTGGCGATTGGATTTGAACAGAAGTTTCAGCCAATCCATACCAAACACTGGCGCTTTGACTTTCATATTGTGAAATTGCGTTTGCTCATTGAAATTGAGGGTGGTCCCTGGTCTGGTGGGCGTGGTGGAAAGCTGTCAAATAAAGCATGGAGTCTTGATCGATATGATCTTGCTGAAGAGATGGGATACAAAATAGAGCGCTTTCATCCAGATTCTATTTTGTCGGGATATGTCATCAACTGGATAAAAAGTGAATTAGCGAGAATTGAAGATGGAGCAAATAAGACCATTTCCACCGACTGATTTTATTGATCAAGCTGAAGAAGAGGAAGCAATTCGTATTGTTCCAGCGCCCGATTTAAAAAATTGGGTTGTTGCTAATTACTTAACTATTGGTGGACCTCTTTATAACCCCGATCATGATCACATAGCTGAACTGCTTCACGATAATGAAGAATTTTTAGCATTTGCTTGGGCCTCTTCTGCATATAAAAGCAAGCAAGCTATGGTGTTAGGCCAGTGCGAAAAAGTCATGTTCAATGTTGGTGGCTGGCGCAAAGCTAGACAAGAGCAACAGATGCGAGACTGGTTCGGCTTTGTGCCAACTTACTTAATAACTGTCGATGCTTCTTTTTGTGAGCGTGCAAATGATACAGAGTTCTGTTACTTACTTGAACATGAGCTTTACCACATTGGAGTGATGAGAGACGAGGACGGAGAAATTGTTTATAGCGATAGTTCTGGTCTTCCTAAGCACTATCTTGCAGGTCATGACGTTGAAGAGTTTATTGGCGTAGTTAAACGTTATGGACCAAGCAAAAATGTTAAGCGACTTATTGAAGTCGCAAAAAATCCGCCGTTTGTTTCGAATCTTGATATTTCAAAATGCTGCGGAAACTGTGCAATCAACTGAGCCTAATGGCTCTTTTTTTTGCCCATTTTGTTATACGTAGTTATACGATGAGGAAGTTATGGCGACACTAAAAGAGCCTGTGAAAATCTTTATAGTTCAGTCTCTTGCTTGTCGTGATACACCTCAAGAAGTGGCTGAACTCGTAAAACAAGAGTTTGGCGTTGATATAGATCGTGTTCAAGTTGCAACTTATGACCCTACAAAGGTTGCTGGTAAGAACTTAAGCAAAAAGTATGTCGAACTATTTGAAAAAACCAGAGATGAGTTTGATAAAGGCTTAATTGATATTCCAATTGCTAATAAGTACTACCGATTGAAGCAATACCAAAGACAACTTGAGAAGACTAGAAACATCAAAACAGCCTTAAAAATTCTTGAGCAAGCCGCTAAAGACATTGGTGGTCAGTTTACTAATCGCCAAGAAATAACAGGTAAGGACGGCGGACCAGTCCAAACAGTTAATTCAGAAATTCCAGTTCCAATGGAAGATTACTTAAAAGCGCGGAGGGAAGTCTTAGATGAGTACTGATGCGGCTCGGGATAAAGCCATCCGGATCGAGGCGCAAGAAGATTTATATTTCTTCACAAGGTACATGTTTAAGGAGCGCCGTGGTTATAAATGGATGCAAAATTGGCACCACTTAGAAATCTGCGAAGCTTTAATGAAAGTTTATCGCGGAGAGATAAAGCGGTTAATTATTAACGTTCCACCACGATATTCTAAAACTGAAATTGCTGTAATTAATTTCATGGCTTGGTGTTTTGGTAAGAATCCAGACTGTGAGTTTATTCATATCAGTTACTCGGCAATGCTTGCCGCAAATAATGCCTTCCAAATACGAACCCTTGTGCAAGAAGAGGCGTATAGAAAAGTCTTTCCCGAGCTTACATTGCGTGATGATAGTAAGGCTAAAGACTTCTGGAGAACTTCCCAAGGTGGTGTCTGCTATGCGACTGGTACAGGCGGCACGATTACCGGTTTTGGTGCAGGAAAACTTCGTAAAGGCTTTGGCGGCTGCATTATTATTGATGACCCGCACAAAGCACATGAAGCTTCATCAAAAACTATTCGAGAAGGGGTAATTGATTGGTTTCAGAACACACTCGAATCGCGTACTAACTCGCCAGATACGCCGATCATTGTGATTATGCAGCGACTTCATGAAGATGATTTAGCTGGATGGTTGCTAGGTGATAGAAAAGACGGCGTTCCTGTAGCTGGTGGTAACGGTGAAGTGTGGGAGCATCTATGTCTTTCAGCTATTCAGGAAGACGGATCCGCACTGTGGCCAGCAAAACACAATATCCAAAAATTGAGACTAATGGAGCAAGCGGCACCGTATGTATTTGCCGGGCAGTACCGACAAATGCCATCACCGCCAGCAGGCGGTTTTTTTAAGCCCGACAATATTCAAATTGTTGATGCTTTGCCTGCGGATGTATTGAAACAAGTTAGGGCATGGGATTTTGGCGCTACAGAGAATGAAGGCGACTTTACAGCAGGTGTGCGAGAAGCTCTTGGTGCAGATGGTTTTACTTACATTGTCGATGTTACAAGAGGACAACTTGGTCCAGACAATGTAAATAAACGCTTAAAGCAAACCACTGAGCTTGATGGAAAAAACGTAACTGTTCGAATTCCTCAGGATCCTGGTCAAGCAGGGAAATCTCAAGCTCTGGCATTTACAAAACTTCTCAGTGGCTATCATGTGGTTGCAAAACCAGTATCGGGTGACAAGCTTACACGGGCACAACCATTTGCGGCCCAAGTTAACGTGGGAAATGTACGTATGCTCAAAGGTGAATGGAATAAGGACTTTATTGATGAGCTTCGTCATTTTCCTAACGGTACACATGACGACCAAGTGGATGCAGCTTCAGATGCGTTTAATGAATTACATGAAGGATTTGAAACCTTCTTCGCTGATATGGGATTTGCTCGATGAGTGATGTAACTTTTCAACATGCTGAATATGTTAAGAACTTGCCATACTGGCAAAAACTTGATGATGTTTGTGAAGGTGAAGATGCAGTTAAGGCTAAAGGTGAAAAATATTTGCCGATGCCAAATGCACATGATAAATCACCTGCAAATAAAAGCGCTTATGAGGCTTATCTTACCCGTGCAGTCTTTTATGAAGTAACAGGGACTACATCAAATAGTTTAGTTGGAGCAGCTTTTGCAACAGATCCAAGTTTTAAATTTCCTCCCGAGCTTGCTCATTTAGAACGTAATGCGAATGGAGCCGGTTTAAGTACTTATCAATTGGCTCAAAATGGAATTCGCCACTTATTGAAGCATTATCGTTGCGCTTTATATGTTGATTATCCCGATGTGCCACCAGCTCGTAATCTAGCGGAATTTAAAGCGCAAAAAGCCTATCCAATGATTCATTTATTGAATGCCATAGATGTAGTGAATTGGGATTCAGTAATGGTCGATAACCAGAAAAAACTTTGTCTCGTAGTTATCCGTGAATTTAGGTCTGAGCGCGGTGCTGATGGATTTAGTAAAACCGAACAAGAGCAATATCGTGTACTTCGTTTAGAGCAAGAGGGTAATGGGGAATATATTTATTCCGTTCAGGTGTATACAAAGGGTGAAAAGGGTAACTGGGTTGGCGGAGATAAGAAGTTTCCAACAGATTACAACGGGAATTTCTGGACTTATATACCTTTTACATTTGTAGGTGCAATTGATAATTCAGAAGAGATTAAAAAGCCTCCATTACTTCCTTTGGCTAATCTCAATTTAGCCCATTACAGAGACAGCGCGGACTTTCAAGAGTCCGTTTTTTATATGGGTCAACCTCAATACTATGCGAAAGGTGTTAATTGGGAGTGGTACGACCAAGCGAAGAAACGTGGCATCTACATTGGCGCGAAAGTACTTTTGCCTTTACCAGAAAATGGTGGTCTAGGTATTGTTCAAGCTGATCCTAATACTCTTGCCCGGGAAGCGATGAAAGATAAGTGGGAAAAAATGAAGGAGATGGGAGCGCGTTTAATTGAGAAGGGCTCGGGAAGTAAAAAGACCGCTACCGAAGCGAATAGTGATGACGCCGTTCAGCATTCAGTTCTTTCGCTCTGTGTCGTTAATATGAATGAAGCCTTGTCAGCAGCATTACGATGGGCAGCAAAGTTTGTAACGCCTAATGTGGATGTTCTAACTAAAGATGATTTGATGTTCGAAATCAGTCAAGAATTTAACAAACAGGGTTATTTAGCTGAGTTAGCTCGACAGTTATTTGAAGCAGCTCTACAAGGCCGATCTTCATTTAAATCATGGTGGGAATACAACCAAACAGGTATGTTCCCTAAACAAAAATATGAAGAAGAGCTTCAGAATGTTGAAGCAGAGCAAGATGGGACTTTAAATCAAAAGGTAGAGTGAGATGGCAACAGATATCAAAAAACTATTTGAAGCACTCACTCAGCACCAGGCCTATCTTTATCGTGCTTCATCAAAAACGGTAAATGAGTTATTGGCTTTATTCAATGATGATACGAGCAAGATGCTATCTAAGCTTCGGGATTTATTGGATGAGCTTAATGAGTCGGAGAAAGTTGCTTTAGCTGGTGGTAAATATACAACTTCAAATTTAAGGGAAATTAGGGATTTGATTGCCCAATGGTTTGCCAGTGTTAATTTAGCATTACCTGAAGCTTTTGCCGTTTCTGCTACGGCGCTGGCTGTTTATGAGGTCAATTACGTAGCTAAGCTCTATGGAGCAAAAATTAATAAGCCTGATGGGGAAAAACTATTCTTATCCGCTAAAAAAGTTCCGTTGGCAGGTGGCGCTCTTGTCGATGATCTGCTTTCAAGAATTGCTGAAAGTGCCCGTCAAAAGGTTGAGTATGCAATTCGAGATGGTATTAATTCAGGCAAAACTAACCAAGAAATTGTTCAGCGTATTCGAGGGAGCAAACGGCTTAACTATGAAGATGGGATCTTAAATGGTACCAAAACTGATATTGAGCGAACGGTAAGAACTGTGCGAAGTCATGTAGCTAATCAAGCCTATCTAAATAGCTTCAACCAAATTGGCTTTGAATATGTCCGATTTGTTAGTGTTTTAGATGGACGAACTTCTAAGCTTTGCGCTTCATTAGATGGTTCAGTGTGGGAAATAAATGATCCGGCAAAGCGAGTGCCGCCGTTACATCCTAACTGTCGCAGTATCTTGGTTCCGGTCGAGAAGGACGGTCAACTTGTTGGCGAACGGCCATTTGTAATGGACGAACGTAGAGTTAAAGACATCCCCAAAGAAGAGCGAAGCCAGTTAATAGGACAGTTAGATGCAAACACCACATTCAAAGAGTTCTTTAAGAAAACAGATGATTTCTTTCAAAGGGAGTGGCTAGGGCCAAAGCGCTTTAAGCTCTATAAAGATGGGAAATTTGATTTTGAAAAGTTCTTTGATCCTGAAGGCCGTTTCTATAGCTTAGATGATTTGAGAAAGTTGGATGAAAAAGCTTTTAAAAAGTTGGGTCTGTAATTTTTCTTATGTTATATTTTTTAAAACATCAGAATTTATACAATATGAAAACAATAGCTTTTGTATGTCTAACCCTAATTTCCATCACTTGTTTAGCTGAACCAAGTCAAAAATATCTTAAAGAATATGATCGATTGTCTGAAGCTTTGGAGTCAGCAATGGCAAATGCATATTCTTTTGATCCTGCAACTGGTCAAGTAAAACAGGCTGCTCAAGATTTAGAAGCTAAAAATAATTTATGTAGAGCTGCCCAGGCGAAACTAAACCTCACCACGTTTTTAAAAGACAATTTAGAGGAATCTAAAGAGCTTTATAAATCTATTGATGGTGCAGAGACTCTAGATAAAAATTATCTTAGTGGACAACAGCAGGAACAACAAACTCTCGTTTCAAATTTGAAAAAAGACCTTGTTGGAACTGGATTTAACTGTGAGTAATTATTGCCGATTACAGGTAATTCTAAACTCACTTAAGACACAATTTTCACCTATATAAGCGCCCAAATGGCGCTTTTGTCATTTATGGAGTTTGGCTTATGAGTGAATCAAAAGTTAGACATTTGGTACTTAAAAGAGTTTCAGATAAATCTTCTCATCTTGCTCTTTGTGACGAGGAAACAGGTATTCCATTAGCTGGATTAACCTCTGTAAAAATGAATTGTAGTGTTTTTGAGGGTCCAGCGACTATCACGGCAACATTTGATGTAGGTGGTCCTCAAGGCATCCGCTTAGTTGGTGATGAACCTAGATCAGAGGTTTGGAATAAAAAGTAAACGTAGCTAAAGGTACTACAAATGCCTGAAAAGCAAATCAATATGTCAGATGCTCAATATATTCTGAGCACAAAATGAATTCTGGTGCCATTTCTTCAAATTAAGGTTTCAAGCCATGGCAATTTATGGTTTTACTTTTGAAAGATTAAAAGCAATTGCACTCATCAAATAGAACTTAATTTTTAACCATAGCACCTTCGGGTGCTTTTTTTGCGAGAAGAAAATGCCAAGCCCTATTATCCAATATTTCCAATATGAACATTTACCTGAACATTTGCAGCAAGTTAGTAAGCCAATTGGTGATTTAGCTCGGCAAATGGATGAGCAACTTCCTGACGGGCCTGAAAAATCCACAGGATTAAGAAAGCTACTTGAAGCAAAAGATGCATTTGTACGCCAAGCTTTAAGTAAATAATCATTTATAGAAATGAAGCGTCCTAAAGGGCGCTTTTTTATTGCCTGCCGAAAGCGGATGCTAACGGCGAATCCGGGCGGATGCCCATTTTGTATATATAGGTTGGATGACCAATGAAACTTAAAACTGTAACAATCGACGGTAAAGTTTATGCGGAAGTAGACGGTGATAAGCCGATCTATATTCATGATGACGGCAAAGAAATGCCACATGATGCGCCACACTCGGTAGCAACAATTGCACGCTTAAACAATGAAGCTAAAACACATCGTGAAGCCAAAGAAGCAGCCGAAAAAGCATTAAAAGCTTTTGAAGGAATTGAAGACCCAGTGGCGGCTAAAAAGGCCTTACAAACTATCCAAAATCTCGACGATAAAAAGCTGGTGGATGCCGGTGAAGTTGAGAAAGTTAAAGCTGAAGCTATCAAAGCAGTTGAAGAAAAATATGCTCCGATTGTTGAGCAACGTGATGCTCTAGAAGCCTCTTTACATAAAGAACTTATCGGCGGTGGTTTTGCTCGTTCTAAGTACATTCAAGACAACATTGCAGTACCTGTGGACATGGTTCAGGCAACCTTTGGTCATCACTTCAAAATCGAAGAAGGCAAGGTGGTTGCATATGATCCGAACGGCGAAAAGATTTATTCACGTGTCCGCCCGGGTGAACTTGCAAATGTTGATGAAGCTTTAGAGTCATTGGTTGGTGGATACCAGCATAAAGACTTAATTCTTAAAGGTGGTAAAGGAACTGGTGGTGGTTTTCAAGGTGGGGGCAAAGGTGGAGCACCTACTGGAATGAAACGCAGTGAAATGTCTGTTTCTCAGAAAGCAGATTACATCAAAGAACATGGCAATGATGCCTTCCTAAAACTACCGAACTAATCATTAAATATTTGGAGATAAGTAGTTATGACTACGACAGTTAATTCCGACATGATCATCTATAACCAACTGGCCCAAACAGCGTATTTAGAACGTTTACAAGACAATTTGAATGTCTTTAATGAAGCTTCAAATGGTGCGATTATTTATCGTAATGAAATCATTCAAGGTGACTTCAATAAAAATGCATTCTACAAAGTTGGTGGTAGCATTAAACATCGTGATGTGAACTCCAATGCAAAAGTCACTCCGGAAAAAATCGGTGCAGGTGAGTCTGTAGGCGTAAAAATTCCTTATAAATATGGTCCTTATGCATCAACTGAAGAGGCATTTAAGCGCCGTGCTCGTACACCAGAAGAATTTGCTATGGTTGTTGGTTACGATCTTGCAGATGCATTGGTTGCAGGCCGATTAGAGTACAGTTTAGCTTCTTTAAAAGCTGCTATTTCTAGTAATCCCGATATGGTTGCGAAAGGAAGTATCGTTGTTGATGGCCGCAAAGCATTAACTCGTGGTATGCGAAAGTTTGGTGATAAGTTTGGCCGAATTGGCTTATGGGTGATGAACTCAGATACATATTTCGATATTGTCGATGATGCTATCACTAAGCAAATTTACGGTGAATCTGAAATCGTTATCTATGGTGGTTTACCAGGAACCTTAGGAAAGCCGGTATTGGTGACGGATGCTGTAGGTGATAACGATGCTTTTGGCTTGCAGTATGGTGCTGTAACAGTAACTGAATCACAAGTACCGGGCTTCCGAGCTTATGACATCAATGATGAAGAAAACTTAGCAATCGGTATGCGTGCTGAAGGTGCATTTAACCTAGATATTCTTGGTTATAGTTGGGATACATCGAAAGGTGAAAATCCTGATCTTACATTACTTGGTTCAAGTGCTAACTGGATTAAATATGCAACCAGCAACAAAATGACAGCAGGTACCTTACTTGATTTATCAGGTACAGCGACAACTGGTTAAAACCTAAAAATTAAAACCGTAAGAGGGCTAATAAGCCCTCTTTTTTATTATTAAGAGAAAAGCGCCATGAAGATTATCTATACACGCATTGCAGCACTGGCTGCATTAGAGACGGGCATTATTGCTAACCCTGACTATTATGAAACCCCAAATCTGAAAGCAAAAGAGGTAATTATTTACGGTAATTATCCAAAGATTCAAAAGGATTACGAATCTTTAGAAGTTCCAGTTGAAGTTCGTAAGTTGGAAGAGCCACAAAAAATGACTTTGGCCACGGTAAATGTCGAGGTAGGAGTCACCCCTGAACTTCAAGCTGTGATTGATGATGCAAAAGCAGAATGTGAAAAGGTCGTCGAAGAAAACACTCAGCTTAAGCAAAAAATTGCCATCTTAGAGCAGGCTGGTGGTAACCAGTCAGAGTTGTTATCTGAGAATTCACGATTAAAAGATGCAGCAGTCTTAGCAGATAAAGCTCTCAAAGATGCTGAAGCTCAAGTGGTCGGTATAAAAACTGAATTTGAAGCTTTTAAAAACGATATTCCCGCAATGCAAGCACGTATTGTTGAATTGGAAGCTGGAAAATCGGCAGAAAACCCAGCTACAGAAACGGCAGCTAATGATTTTGAAAACTGGTCAAATGATCAATTAAAAGAGTATTTGGCTAGTAAAAATATTGGTTACAAGCCGTCAGCAACAAAAGCAGAACTTCTTAAATTAATCCCTAAGGAATAATGCAATGAGCTTTATTACTGTAGATGACGCAAATTCAATTTTGGGCAGCGATTTTGCACCAGACAGTGATAAAGCTCGTCTGGTTAAACTGGCAAATGTCTGGATGAAAAACAGAATAGGTTTTGTACCAGATCCTATTGACCCACTTCTTAAGGATGCAGCTTGTGAAATTATCAAAGGAATTCTGGCCAAGGTAATTTATAACGGCAAAGATCAGCAGCTGAAGCGCAAGAAGGTCAAAGCTGATTCTGTTGAGTCAGAAAAAGAATACCAAGATGGATCTGAAGCAATTTCTAGCTTTGAACAGATAGCAATTGATTTTATTGACTCACTTGATTTGAAAGATCCAAATGCAAGTTTTAATGGCTTTGGCATACCTCTTTACAGGGCATGATATGGGCTTACGTGACGAAATTCAGGCAGATATTGCCGAAGCATTTAATGATGATTTAGCGGACGCCGTTCATACCTTTACATGTGAGCGGATCTCAAAAACTAATTGGGATCCTAAAACTGAAACATATGTTGAAGTTAAAGAAAACTATTCTGGCCGAGGTGTACTTTTTGGCTCATACAGTCAATATGAGATTGAGACGCTTGGAGTGCTGGCTACTGATAAAAAAGCAACTGTGCTGCAAAATGAAGTATCCATGACTCCAAAAATTGACGATGAATGGCTAACAGCTTTAGGCTCATTTCGAGTTATCCATATTCAACAAGATCCAGCCAGTACAATCTGGAAATGTCAGCTTCGAAAAGTGTAGGGGCTAAAATGGTTAATCCTGATTATGTTCCTGAATGGTATATCTCGCCTTTTCAACATGTGCAGTACACGCTTGCTCGAAATCAACTACACATGGATTTGTTATTTGAAGATATGGATAAGGCCGATCAATTTTTGGATATGGGAGCGGATGCGCAAGTTAGTACTTTTTCTGATGGTGCATATGCGATTGTCCAGATTGGGGATACATCCGATAAAGATCAAATTCAAGTTTATGGATTGCTTTTACATGAAGCTGTTCATGTCTGGCAAAAGATGAAAAAGCTAATGGGTGAACGAGAACCGAGCTCTGAGTTTGAAGCTTATTCAATTCAGGCGATCGCTCAGGATCTCTTTAAGATGTATGAGGAAAGCGAGGTTAAAAGTCATGGGATGGAAGGGGAAAAAGCCGTCTAGTTTTAGTCTTGATGTGTCTAAAGCAGCAGAAGACCATGTGAAGCATATTGTTATGGATACTGTGCAATCTTTAGTTAATTTAAGTCCCGTCGATACTGGTGCATACCGTGCTTCACATATGGTTTCGGTTGGATCTGGTGACTATGGCATACGTGGACCTGAAACTAACCCAATTCAAGATGCCGCTATTCAAGCCGTGAAGTTTAAGTTGGGCAATTTAGTTTATATCCAGAACAACCAGCCTTATGCAGAGCGCTTAGAAAATGGGTGGTCTGATCAAGCACCACAAGGAATTTACAACACCACCTTTACCTTTATTTCTCAGAAGTATGGCGGCTAAAATGGCAATGACTTTAGAGCAGACAAGGCAAGCTATTATCGATCGTATGCAAGCTTTTACCGGTATTACGCAAGACAGAATCCAGTATCCAAATTTACCAGGCTTTAAGGTTCCAAAGGAAGGTTTGTGGTGCCGCTTAACGATTGCAGGTGGTCCCAGTTTTACTTCTGGCATTGCAGATAAGCCATGTACTCGCCGTACCGGTAATATCATGATTCAATGCTTTGCACGTCCCAATTCAGGAATAATTGAAATCACAAAATTGAGTGATGCATTACTTGCTCATTTTGAATATTTCACAATCGAACACTTAGAATGTTTGAATGGCCAATCTATTTATGCGGGTAAAGATGCTGATTTCATTCAGTATAATGTGACCATTGGGTACAAGGTGAATTGATATGTCATGTATGCTGACTTTAGAAGAAATCGAAATTAAACGGCAAGAACTGGAAAGACATCTTGAAGATGTTATGTCTGTTGAGTTGAGCAAATGGCAATCTGAAAACAAGCTATGTGTTTCTGATGTGAATATACGCTTGGCTAATGTTGTTAGTCTCGGAGGGCCTAAACATAACGTTGTTACTGGAGTAAGTGTCGATTTAGATAATGAGCTTTGAGTTCAAGAAAAAGCTTCTGCAAGGCGATTATTTTTAATGACCTCAGCATATTATCATTTGTGATTACATTCTGTTACAGTAATAGAAATTTATAACAAATGGTAAAACATGAAAAAATCAACTTTAGGCTGGGGTGCCGCAGGATTAGTAGCTTTAGGGATTTTTGGTTCAGGCAATGATAACTCTCCAAAACAAACTTCAGATTCAGAAAATGCACAGAGTGCAGTAGAGGAAGTTATCGAATCAAAATATATTAACACTAATTCTTTAAATATTAGAGATAAACCAAACGGTCACGTAGTAGGCAAGTTAGGACGTGGAGAAAAAGTTGATATTTATGAGACGAAAGGAAACTGGGCACGTATTTGAAATTGAAAAACAAGCAAAACTTACTAAACGCTTGGTTGGTATTTCCGGTCAATCTGGTATTGGCACTGGCCCTCATCTTGACGTCCGTTATGGTGGTTCAATGTCTGGCCAGAAAGTTTCAAATGAACATCTGGCTCGATTACAAGCAGGTGGAAAACCATTATCTTCGTATAAGATCAGTTCAAATTATGGTCCAAGACAAGCCCCAACTAAAGGGGCTTCTTCATTTCATAAGGGTATTGATTTTTCAATGCCTGAAGGCACACCGATCACGACCAATGTCGCCGTGAAAGATATTAAGACATGGTATGACAGCAAAGGTGGTGGCTATGTCAGCGAGGTGATCTTTGAGGATGGTGTATCTCTTAAGTTGCTTCATCAATCTCCAAAGATGCAGAGCAAGGTGAAAGGTGGTGCGAGTAAGGGAAGTGATAAAGCAGCAGGTGACATTCAGTCTCAACTTGATCGTCAATTAGATGCTCAGCGCTCTCTTGAAAATGAAGTAGCTTCTGAAGTACAGCGGATCCAGAATAATTTAAAAGTTAGATTGGAAGACGTTGATAAGGCAGGATTCTCGCCAGAACGAACAGCTGAAATTAAGGCAGAATTACAGCGCCGTGCTGATAATGATGTGGCTATTGCCAAACAAGCAATTAGAAGCAAACTGGAAGACTATAAGGAGTTTCGTAAAACTGAGGAACAGTTACTAGAAGAGTCCTTTAACCGTAAAAAGTTCAATGCAGCTCATGACATTGAATTAAGTAAGTCTGAGCAGAAGCAAGCTGTTGAATTGCTGGAACAGCAAAAACAGCAAGAGTTAGGGTTATTAAAACTAGCTCAGGAACAGCGTTTATTTCAGGCGCGTTTATCATTGCTTTCGGAAACGCAAGCCATGCAGGAACGTTACAGACTCGAACGGGAGGAAATTCTTAAGAATACCAAGCTTTCTATAGAAGAGCGGCAAAAGCTAATCGCATTATCTAAAGCCAATCAGGATAAAGAGACACGCGATAAAGTGAATAATGCTGTTCAAAACTGGGGTGGTATCCAAGCGGATATGAATGGTACCGGAGAATTTTTCAAACAGGATCAGGAACGTTTTAGCCGTTTAAATGCTGCAAATGATTTAGCAGATAGTCAATTTGCTGCTACCGACCTGAATGAGCAAAACTCTTTAGATGGTTTGAACGCTCAATTCGAAGCAGGGCTAATTAAGCAGCAGGATTATGAAAACCAGAAAACAGCAATCATTCAAGCTGCTCAGGACCAACGCAATCAGATCGCTGCCGAATATGCTCAGAATGCTCAGGATATTGAAGATAAGTATCACCAAGATCGATTGAATGCTCAAATTGCCCTTGGTGGCCAAATGATGGGTTCTCTTACATCGATGTTTGGTTCAATGTTTGGAGAGCAATCAAAAGCATACAAGATCATGTTTGCCGCTGATAAAGCTTATGCGATTGCAGCTGCAGGTATTGCGATTCAGCAAAACATCGCAGCAGCTTCAAAAGCTGGTTTCCCATACAACTTGCCTATGATTGCCGGCGCTATTGCACAAGGTGCAAGCATCATTGCAAACATCCGGGCAATCAAAGATCAAGGCTTTGCTGATGGTGGTTACACTGGTCGAGGTGGAAAATATGAAGTTGCCGGAGCTGTGCACAAAGGCGAAATTGTATGGTCCCAAGAAGACATTAAAAGATGGGGCGGAGTTGGTTTAGTTGAGAAAATGCGTAAGAGTGCAAACCCTGAAGCTTTCCTCAATAACAATGCCTCGGCTGATAGTGTCATGCGCCGTGCAATGATGAGCTCTAGTGCCTTTATAGAAAGCCAAAAGCAAGCTGACATCTTTAATCAACCGGTTCAAGATACTCAGATTATCTATAAAGGTAATAGAGACACACCTAAGTTAGCTTCTTCGGAAAATTCTGACTTATTCCATGATGGCAAGGTCTATTTTTCTTCAAATGGTTTAGTTCAGGATCGTTCAAATCTGGATGATGTTCAGGATTTTACTTTAGGACGTACTTCACGCCCTCAAGCTGAGATTATGCCTTCAATTGAACCTTCTACACCGACAATCAATTTCAAAATTGAAGTGATTAATCAGGTGAGTGGAGCGACAGTTGAAGCTGAACAACTGGATGAGCAAACAGTCCGGATCATTGTTACAGATGAACTGGATAAGCAGCTTCCAAGAAAGGTACCGAAACTTGTAAGTGACCAAATCGCAAATCCAAACTCAACCATTAGTCGGTCTTTGACTGAGAATACGACAGCAAGACGGAATCGTACTTAATGATTTGAACCCTTTTCGGAGGGTTCATTTTCATAATATTTAAATTTCAAGGTGATAGAGTCTGTTGGCATTTAAATTGATGGTTATGACATGAAAAAAATAATTGTAATTTCGACAATACTTTTAAGCCTTACGGGATGTGCCATTCCTGCGGTAAATAATCTCGTAAGATCTACAAATATGTATCAAGATGAAATAGCAGGTGATACAGCGAATTTAAGGGTTTATAGAAGTAATGTACCCATGGTGCAGTTCTATATTAGTTATCAAAATAATAAGGGTGAAAAAATTTCTAAAAACCTTATAACGAAGCAGATAACAAATAATTTAACAAAGTATGGCTCAATGCATGAGCCAAAAACATTGAATATGCCTAAGCCAACAATCAGTTTAAATAATGGTGAAGAGTTTTTTGAGTTTAAAGTACCCGCAAATAAGAAGTTAACTTTCAGGCTTACTTCTGTTATTGGGTCAACTACTATGTATAGTTGTAATGTAAAAATGGACTATCAGTTGGAAAGAAATGGAAATTATGAATTGATCCGTTTTAAACAGATCAAAGATTTTGTGAATCCAGCTTTACTGACAGAACCATCTCAAGATGGAGCCTACTGCAAGTTTGTAGTGAAAGAGATTTTTGAAGATGGTAAAGAAACCGTAATTAAACCAATTTTTTAAGTTCTAACTACTTTATTAAATAGGGGGAAATTACGATGCATCAAAGTGAGGTTGGATTCTGGGGTGGTGGTAGTATGTATGTATCAGGTGTTCCTAATGATGTAAAGAAGTTCTTTGAAGCACTCATAAAATTATCTTTAAAATTTCCAAATGATTTTGAGTGGCCTTTGGTACTTAATAGATTATATAAAAAATATGTTCGATATGAAGATATTAATAAAACTAAAGAGATTATGGATTTCTGTAAATCAAAACTGACAGAGCCATCTGAAAATGAAGATACGAATGTATTTTTAAAGTACTTTAGACAATTTGATTCTGCAGTAGAGAGCGCAATTTATTTTTACGAGTATTTCAATGATTATGTACCAGTTAGAATAGCTGTGGTTGATTTACCATGGCAAATGGTTGAAGCCCGAAGACCTCTTCGTGAATATGATCAATTAGAAGGCGAACCTTATTGGTTGACTGATTATAGTTGGGAAGAAATGGAACGGTTAGGCAACTTATAAATTGTAGATTCTTATTATTTAAAGCCCCTTTGGGGCTTTTTTATTACCTGAAGGAAAGTTATGTACAAGTTAAAGCTAAATCCTCAGACCAGCGGCTATGGCGTAACACCGGGTGATGATGTTAAGCGTCAGCAGATGGAGGGAGGACGAGGACGCTATTACATCGATGTAAAACGTAATAGCCACATTGTTGATGTGAACTGGAATTTAAGTAAAACCGATTTCAATAAAATGATGGCTTTCTGGCGGATCTACCAGAATAAGCCAGCCTCATTCTATGCGGATCTGGTGATTGATCAGGGAACACGTCAGCAATACCTGTGTAACTTCATTCCGAACTCGTTCAAGACCAATGAGGTGAATGGCAACCTTTACCGGGTAAATGCACAACTCGAAGTTGTTCAAAACCAGCCTAACCTTGCTGCAGATATAGCATTAATTAAAGATTGGGAGGTCTAATGGATAACGAATATGCCAAATTCTTTTTCAATCGGAAAGTTGATGTCTGTCAACTGGAGTGTATTGAGCTTTCTCATCCTTCTTTTATGAATACATACCGAATAGTCCGTAATGATGATCGTGGGGTGTATGTACAACATAAGGAGGGATCCGGTCAGGTCTATTATGAATTTTTGCCAGCATCTATTCAAAGATCCGGAATGCTGGGTGATCTGGACCAGACATTAACAGTCTCTATATCTGGTTTAGGTGATGTAATGCCGGATGAGTTTGAACGGGTAATCGAAGGCCAATATCCCGATGTAAAGCCAACCGTAAATTACCGGATTTACAGTTCAGACAATCTGAATTCTCCAATGTTTTATTTACTCGGACTACAACTCTCAAGTGTCGCCATGAACCATAAAGCTGTGACATTCAAGGCTGAATCACCACGATTAAATACCACTAAAACTGGGGACATTTTTGCACTGGATCGCTTTAGTGGTTTGAAGGGGGCTATATGAAAAGTCATGATCATTTGCTCGATAGGCAATATGACGAGGATCACTACAACTGTGTTCACTTTGTTCATGAAGCTGCAATGGACCTATACGGCATAGATCGGGCGGAAGCGCTTGAACTCTTTATGCAGCCTAAGGGCAAAATTACTTTTTTATCTTCACGGTTAAAACTTTTAAATCCGCTACCCATGCCCAAGGAAGGCTGCATAGTCGCCTTCCATCCGAGACAAAGAAATAAGCCCCCGCATGTGGGGCTTTTTCGTGGGCAAAAGATTCTTCACCTCATGGAAAGCGGAGTCACTTATTTGCCTGAAGAGGTTGTGATGGGAATGGGGTTTAATCGGGTCAGTTATTATGATTAAAGTTATTTATAAAAAAGACGCTTTGTCTGAAGAAAAGACAATTGAGCAGGCTCAAACCATTGGGCGATGGCTCACTTCAAAATATGAACATATGCCTGAGCATGTCCGTATCTTTCATACCACAAGCAATATGGATCATGCGGAAATTTCATTTGCGAACGAAGTCACACCGAAGAATGCTTATGAGTTAAAGCAGCTTGATTTCTTACCGGGTACTTTTATCGTAGTTGAGAACCCAAAATGGGTCGCTGCTATTGTTTCGATTGTGATTAGCATTGCGATCGCATTTTTAATGCCGACGCCATCAATAGCACAAACGACTCAAAATACTAACCAGTCTTCTTCAGCAAACAATGAACTTTCTAACCGGGAAAACAAGATCCGGGTGAATGGTCGTATTGCTGATAACTATGGAGCTGGGTGGAATACTCCCGACCTAATCGCAGTACCTTACAAGGTATATGAAAACAACGTTGAAGTAGAGCATGTAGTCGGTTGTATTGGTCGTGGTCACTATAAAATTAACGGTGCATATGACGGTGAAACCAACATTGTTGATATTGCCGGCGCATCGGTAGAAGTCTTTCGACCAGGTGTAGATATTGTTTCAGGTGAGCCATATTTCTCGCTTGGTACCGAAATTACCACGCCGCCACTAACGGTTCAGCATCAAACTTCTGTTAATGGCCAAGTTCTCCGTCCAGCAGATACGCAGTCTTTAGAAGGTACGAACTATCTTCATTTTGCATATCCAAACGAGATCCTTCGGGCATCTGCAAACAATACGGATTTAACCACTAAGTTTGTTAGTAATGACCGCGTAGAAATCACCAATACCTCATTCACGTTTAACGGCCAGACTTATGATTTAAACGGTACATATGGCGTTCTATCGGTAGCTGATGACCGTATGGCATTGTCTAATCCGGCTGCGGTAAACCCCAACTGGCTAAAGCTAAAGGAATTATCAAATCAGCAAACTGGTGCTTTATCTCCAAAGCTTTCATCTATTGGCGAGAAGTGGATTGGTCCATTCATTCTGGACAATGTCGAACGAAGTCGGGTGCTATGTAACTTTGTCGCCACAAATGGACTTTACACCGTTTCTTCAGGTGGAAATCAGGGAGCTGTAAACGTCACGATTGAAGTTGAGGTAACACCGGTAAATGAATCTGGTGCAGCCATTGGTAATCCGATGCTGAAGCAGATCATTTTGAAAGGCTCGGCAAAATCACGCCAAACGGTTGGGGCAACGCTGGATATGGTCACGTTTCAGGGCCGCTGTAGTGTCCGTGCACGCCGTTTAACTCCGACTCCGGCAGTTACAACAGTAGTAGATGAAGTAAAGTGGCAGGCGCTTTACGGTGCTTATCCTTTACAAAGCACAGTATATGAGCATGAAACAGTTTTTCGTGCGCGTACTTATGCAACCACTGGAGCTTTATCTGTTAAGTCCCGTAAGATCAATTTTGATCTTCAGCGAATGTTGCCGACTTATAAAAACGGGGCAATGACGACAGAGCTATATCCAACGTCTAGCTTTGCTGATGCACTGGTTTCAATGGCACTGGATGACAAGATAGGCCGCCGTACGATCGACGAAATAGATCTGGAAAATATCTATCGGACTTATAACGATGTAGTGGATTATTTCGGTACACCACTAGCGGCAGAGTTCTGCACCACTATTGATGATACAAACCTATCTTTTGAAGAACTGGTCACCAATCTTTGTGATGCCGTGTTTTGTACAGCATATCGGCAAAACAATAAGCTCAAGCTTTATTTTGAACGTCCAACCGATAACTCTGTAATGCTGTTTAACTTCAGGAATATCATTCCGGATAGTTACAAGCATGACCTTACCTTTGGCGTGATGGATGACTACGATGGACTGATCTATGAATACACGGATCCGACCGACGATAGTCGTATCAATATCTATTTGCCAGACAAAGGAGCAAAGAACCCGAAAGAAGTGAAATCCGTTGGGGTGCGAAACAAGTGGCAAGCTCATTTTAATGCGTACCGGCTCTGGAACAAGCTTCGCTTCCAGCGCAAATCCATTACCTTTGATGCGGCACCAGAATCAGAATTACTGGTTTTACGTGACCGGATCGCTGTAGCAGATTATCGCAATGGTATCCATCAAAGTGGTGAGGTGGTGCAGCAAGAGGGTTTAATCCTGACTTTAAGCCATGATGTAGATTTTATTGCAGGCAAGAGTTATGTGATTTATTTGCAAATGGGGGATGGTACCGTGGACCTTATTCCTGTTACCGCAGGATCTGCCAAGAACAAAGTAGTTTTAGGGCGTTTACCGAACGGGGCCTTAAAGCTTAGTCCCGATGACTTTGTGAATACTATCTATACGGTGGTTAATGACGATACCAAAGGCTCACTGCCTTATCTGGTTGCAAAAAGAGAACCGGCTGACCAGTTCTCTAATACTATTACTGCAATTAATTACGATGAACGTTATTACCTCAATGACAAGGACTTTATTGATGTACCAGTAGATGATTCACCGATTTACATTCGATATGACCAGCTTGATATTAATCTGGCACGTTTGTATCAGATGCAAAGAGGGGATTTGCCAACGACTGGAGAAATCAGTTTTGTAGTTGAAGCAGGTGCACTGGTTTCAAGTTCAAGTTCTTATCGACCGGAAACCAGATTTGTCTATAAATTCAACTATAAGTCTAGTCCTGCAAAACGAGAGTATATCGTTCCAGCTGCATCAGAATTACCTGCTATTGATACTGGTGAGTTCCCACCTGATCTCGTGGTAAATTTGACTATTAAAGGTGCTGTTGTTGGACGTGGTGGAGATGGCGGGTTGCCACATCTAGCTTACGGAGATTGGGAAAAAGATTCAGACTTCAATTTTACCAAAACCCGGCGTGATGGTTTTCAGGGAGCACCAGGTTTATTGAACCGGCACAGCAAACTAAACCTGATTATCGATGGAGGGACGTTAGCTCGAGGCGGTTCAGGTGGTGGAGCAACACCAAGTGGTATTTACACTGGATCATCTTATGGGGTTCAGGGAATTCCTGGTGGTGCTGGAGCACCATTTGGTCGGGTCATGACTGGACAGCCGATTTCAAATGACTCACAAGATTATCGCCTCTATCTGGAGAGTTATTTAATGGTTATGAAAATCACTGATGCTGAAGCTTCGGTACCCGGGAAGGGTTATCGAACGCAGAATGAACGCTATGGTTCACCACTTTCTGGAGATGGTGGAAACTGGGGTGAACGCGGTACCAAATCAACAAATGATGGAACATGGAACTGGCAATACCATGGCACTACTGAAGGCCAGCCGGGGCTGGGTGGACCTGCAATTGTTGGGGTGGCGCCGCTAACAACTCAATTGATTAATGGAGGGAAAATCTTACAAACCCTTTAAACCTTATAAGAACTTTGAGCACCCAATTCGGGTGCTTTTTTATTGTCTAAAAATATCTGGAGAGATTTATGGAACCAGTTTCCACAAGCGGTTTAACAGCAATTTTAAAATTTTATGGTGCAGCAATTATGGTGACTCTAGCGGTTGCATTGGTTGCCGCCGTTGTATTGATGACACGTATGCCACGATCACCTCAAGAATGGGCTGTAGGACTTATTTGTACGGTTGTATCAAGTTTGGCTGGCGGCTCATTCATTATTGTGAAGTGGGGGCTTCATGAATGGGTTACTGATGTATGGGGGATGATCGCACTTGGTGGATTCTTCTTTGTTTGTGGATTACCCGGTTGGGCTTTGGTCCGATGGATCTTTAACTTCATTGATAAGCAGGAAGGTAAAACGATCGTTGAAGTGATCAAAGAGTTTAAAAAAGCCAGAAAAGACATTGAAAACAGTTAATGCCGCCTTCGGGCGGTTTTTTTTATATCTAAAGGAAACTGAGATGAATATTGAACAATATCTTGATGAGTTAATTAAGCGCGAGGGTGGTTATGTAAATAACCCGGCAGATCGGGGCGGTGCAACTAAGTATGGAATTACTGAAGCAGTTGCTCGAGCAAATGGATTCAAAGGTAATATGCGAGATTTACCTCTGGATGTGGCTAAAGCGATTTACAAGAAGCAGTACTGGACAGCTCCGCGATTAGACCAAGTAAATGCAGTTTCTTCTGCAGTAGCTGAAGAGCTTTTAGACACTGGTGTGAATTGCGGTACCAGCTTTGCAAAACCTCTTTTACAACGGGCTTTAAATCTCCTAAATAACAATGGTAAAGCAGGGTGGCCAGATTTATCTGTAGATGGAATTTATGGACCAGCAACCCTTAATGCACTCAAAACTTATCTTGCCAAACGTGGGAAAGAAGGAGAGAAGGTATTAGTTCGAGTACTGAATATCATGCAAGGCCAACGTTATATAGAAATCTGTGAACGCAATCCAAGCCAGGAACAATTTTTCTATGGCTGGATCAGCAATCGAGTGGTGATCTAAATGACTCAAGCAGAAACAGTAACTGAGCTCACGCCATTTCTGGAATACTGGAGCAGTGGCATCTATATGTTTAAGTGCCCCGGTTGTAAATATTTGCATCCATTTCATGTCGATTCACATCCCAACGGCAGCAAATGGAATTTTAATGGCGATGTTAATAACCCTACATTCACGCCGTCATTACTTGTAAATGATCATCATCCAGCAAGTCGATGTCACTTATTTTTGACTAATGGAAAAATTCAATTCTTAACAGATTGTCATCATGAGCTTGCAGGCCAAACGGTTGATATGGTGCCTATAGGAGATCTTTAAATGTGGGTTGTTGTGGCAACTAAATTTTGGCGAGAGATCATTATTGGTTTTCTCGCTTTTTTATTGGTCATCTGTTTGGCCATGCTTAATCACAAGACTGGTCAGCTAAAAGAAGCTGATCAAAAGTGTCAGTCGCAAATTCAAGAAATTGAACGTAAGAACTTAAAAGCACTTACAGAAAAGCAGAATCAGATTAATAAAGTGAGCGCAGACTATGAACAAACCAAGGCTGAGCAAAGCACTAAAGTCGAAACAATTACACGTGAAGTGCAAAAGGTCGTGGAGCGTCCTATTTATCTCAATCGCTGTATTGATGATGACGGGGTGTACCAAATCAACAGTCTTATTGAGGCCAAACATTCCGGCTAATTTAATGCAGCCATGTCAGACTTTTAATAAGCTTGAGGGTGGTACCGGTAAAGTTATTGCCCTGTGGGCGGTAAATACAGTTGCTAAAGGTAGCGAATGTGCAGCAAAAGTAGATGCATGGATAGAAATAGGAAAAGCCCTCAGTTGAGGGCTTCCATTAACTCTATTTTAATAGAATATAATCACTTAACTTTTTATTTATTTCTAATTGAATCTTAGTTAATTCTTTAATAAATATATTATTATTGTTTATGAAATTTTGATCAATAATCTGCTGACTGCGCATTATAGGATTTAAATAATTTAGTTGTTTGTCAACACATGATGCATATTCATGTATTAAACCACCAATTTCTTCATTTTTTGCTAAAGTAGCAAAGTACATAAGCTCTACCGTCCTTTTTTCACGTATTTCAACAAATTCACCAAACTTTTCAAAAATTTCCACTGCTAGTAAAGGCTGTAAATTCTTATTAACATTATTCTTAATAAGATTAATATATTCTGCACTAATCTTTATATCTGCATTTATAAGTTTATAAATTTCAATCGCTTCAGGTGCAAGAATAGTTTTGTTATGTTGCTCCTTCCAATGGCTTTGTTGCACAAACCTATCTCTAAAGGCTTATTCCACAATATAATTTTCAAATGAATAAGTCGACACCAAAAATTTATCGCACAACCAATTGGTCTTCATATAACCGAGCTCTCATTAATCGTGGAAATATTGCCATTTGGTTTGATCCTGCTACGCAATGGTATGCCCCATCAAAAGGCAAACAAGGACGAAATCAAACTTACTCCGACGCAGCTATCCAATGCTGCCTAATGATTAAATCTCTCTTTCGATTATCTTTACGCATGGTCACTGGCTTTGTTCAAAGTCTCATCCATCTTTGTGGGTTAAATTGGATAGCGCCAGACTACACTACAATTTGTAGACGACAACAGCATATTGATATTGTGATTAGCTATCAAAAAAGTTGTGATGGACTATATCTAATCGTTGACTCTACAGGTCTGAAATTCTTAGGTGAGGGTGAATGGAAGCGTAAAAAACATCAGCCTGAATATCGTCGCCAATGGCGTAAATTACATATTGGTATAGATGCTAAAACCTTACAAATACGCGCTGTTCAGCTCACAACCAACAATGTGAGTGATTCACAGGTACTTGGTGATTTACTCGATCAGATTCCACAAGATGAGAGAGTTGACTCCGTCTATACCGATGGAGCTTATGATACCAAACAGTGCCGACAGGTCATTGCGGATAGGCAAGCACATGCAGTGATTCCACCAAGAAAAAATGCGAAGCCATGGAAAGATAAAAAGATGGGCTCGCTAGAACGCAATGAGTTGCTTCGAACAGTTAAACGTTTAGGAAGAACTATTTGGAAGAAATGGTCAGGCTATCATCGGCGAAGTTTGGTTGAAACCAAGATGCATTGCATCAAATTATTAGGGGATAAACTCAGTGCGAGAAATTTTCAAAGCCAAGTCAATGAGATTCATGCACGTATGGCAGTATTAAATAAATTTACGGACTTAGGCAGACCACATACCCGAGTTGTCACTTAAATTTGAGTAGATATGAGAAGTCTTAACTTTTAAATCTTTGTGCAACAAAGCCCCTTCCAATCATTAAAAAGTGAAACTGCTATTAAGGCTGCCGCGAGAGTAGCTCCTATAGAAAAAATGTCCTTAATAAAAGAAATATCTATTTTTTGATAATAAAATGACTTTAAAATTATTATCAACATAATACATATGGATACAACTATTCCAAAGATACATATAGCATTAATTACATTGTCTTTATTTAGGCGCATATTACGGTTTTAAAAAATTATTTATTAATAATCAATAATTCATCCCAAGTAAAGGGATTTCTACTCAATTTATCTCTACTCATAAGCCATTTTTACTAGAAATATATATAGCGCCTGAGCAGAGATACTTCTTAAGTATAAATTATCCTATATTACGACACATCAGGTCCATACCAAGGATTTCACTTTCTCTTGTAGTCATGTTACGGGTCACATAAGGGTAAATAGCACATAAAAAATACTGTAAATCCTTAAAAGCTTCTTCGCTTAACATACCCATTCCATTTTGCATGTCTCGAATTATATCTAAAACAAAAAGTAGGAAGGTTGTTGGTGTAGCTTTATTTTCAATATGGTCAAAATATTCTATCAGACCATGCAGTTTAAAATTTTCGGGGGGATTAATAGCTTTGTCACATTCTCCCGAGCAACTCCATTTAAAAGCAACAATTGAATTTAAATCATTTACTTTCTTAATGGTGTATAAATTCCCGTGCATTTTATTATTAATTACTAAATTGTTGCCACATACCATGCATTTTAATGGAAACTCATCATCGCTAAAAATTTTAGCTTTGACCGGATTTTCAGCCCTCCACCTATTAAACGATTCAGGAAAAAAACGTTCAATAAGACTAATACCTGATTTACTCTCTAATAAAATACTCTCTATATTTTCTGCATTCAAAACTCTAGTTCTATAATTTAAATTTCTAATACCAGTAATCAGTGTATCTAAACCAGTTGATGCAAGTGTAGAATAAAAACCAATAAAACCATTACATCTATGAGCTGTTAACTTTTCTATTAAATTAAGTTCATCTGCTGGTGCTACAGAGTTGCCAGAATGAGCTTTATGTTTACAGCTTACCAACCATCGTACGCTAGTTGCACTTTGGTCGAATATACCTTGAATATTTTCTTCAACAATCAAGTCTTTTCCATTATCAGCACCTCTTGATGGGCCCTCAATAATTGTAAAACCAAGACTTTTAAAAAATTCTTCTGCAAATAATTCAAAAGAATCTCTAAGACCTTCATCCCCATTTCCATGTGCTGGAGGAATTTCTTTAAAATCAATAATAGCCATATATAATCTCATTTTTATTTGAAAGCATTTATAGTTTAATATTTTTTTAGATTTAATTAATAGTTGATTTTTAGGTATTAATTTTTTATTTCTAATAACTCATCCCACTTAAATGGATTCCTACTTAATTTATTCCTGCACATTGACCAGTTACGACTTGGTACAAAACATGGACCGACACCAATCTTTTTCTTTCCAAATTTGCTGTGAATACCATCCATAGCCTGCATCAAACATTCCTTTTTCTCTATTTGTTTAAAGTCAGTTAGTAGGTCATAAGTATGGCCAGACTTCGGCTCTAAACATGTCAGTACTACGCCGCACTTCTTATATTTAATTCCTTCTTTGTAGATATCGTTTAACATCCTTGTCGCTGCTTTGACAAAATCTACTGCACAGTCAGTCGGTTCAGAAAACAAACCTGTAATTGATTTGTTATAAAAAGGGACATTTGGGTCGAAAGGGTTTGACTGTACAAAAGCAATCATACATCCGCACAAAAGCCCTTCATCGCGCAATCTCTTACGAGCATCTTGAGCATACATAGAGATAGCTTCTTTTAGATCCGTTAGTTCAGTTACACGACCACCGAAAGACCGGCTTGCAACTATTTGCTTTTTTGAGGGTGGGGTGTGCTCAATCTCAATGCATGAGATGCCTTGCAGTTCATAGATAGTACGAGCCATAACAATCGAGAATTTTTTCTGCATTTCCCGTGGTTCAGCACATGCCAGATCAAGCACCGTATTTATTCCCATGCTTTGCAACTTTTTTGAATGCTTACGACCGACGCCCCAGACTTCACTCACATCTATTTGAGCAAAGTAATATTCTTTGTTGCACGGATCCATATTTACGAGATCACACACACCGTTAAACCCTTGATTTTTCTTAGCTATATGGTTGGATATCTTTGCCTCCGTCTTGCTGCGACCTATTCCTACGCACACGGGCAAACCAAGCCATTTCCAAATTTGTTGGCGCATTTGTTGCCCGACTTTTTCTAAGTCAAAATTCTTTTCATAAGCTGAGAAATCAACAAAGCACTCATCAATCGAGTATGGTTCAACTTCTTCATCTGTAACATACGAAGCAAGGATCGTATGAAAGCGCCGTGACATTTCAGCATACATTGCATAGTTGCTTGAAAGAACGATTACGTTATGTTGCTGAACAATGTCTTTAATTTGAAAAAGCGGCACACCCATTTTAATGCCTAAAGCTTTAGACTCATTGCTACGCGCCACGGCGCACCCATCGTTATTTGACAAAACAATAACTGGTTTATTATTCAAAGATGGGTCAAAGACTCGCTCACATGAAACGTACATGTTATTTACATCGATGAGAAAAAATACTTTGTTCTCATGTTTCATAACTTAATGCCGTGTCATTTTAATGATATGAGTGACAACGCCCCAGATAATTAGTTCTTGGCCTTCTTGTAGATAGATATTTTTATATTCAGGATTCTCAGCTTTAAGCCATTGGCCGCTTTCATCAATCATTAGTCGCTTTACAGTAAATTCATTATCGACTAGAGCCACAACGATATCGCCGTGTTTGGCATCAAGACTTCGATCTACAATCAACTCGTCATCAATATCAATGCCTGCGTTAAGCATCGAAAGCGAAGCAACTTTTACAATAAACGTTGAAGTTTCGTTCTTAATTAAGTGCTCATTCATATCGAGTACTTTGTCTATGTAATCTTGTGCAGGGCTAGGGAAACCAGCGGAAATCTTTTCAAGTGCGTAGGGGATAAGCATGTGAGTTGACGGTACAACTTGCTTAAATGATAAAGCTTCAGATAAAACAATACTTTGTGTGATGTACGGTTTTATCTGGATAATGGACGGTGCAATTTCGCTCAT